TCATTTCTTTTCTGTGCTAAAAGTAATAAGACGTTGTATAGCAAATTCATGTGATACATTAAAAATCGATGCTATCTCACTTGAAGGATCATGATAAAACTCTTTAGCTTTTATTTTTCTAAGCATAAATGTGGGAATACAGAACTTATGTGCAAATCGTTTTGCCTGCATTTCCTGCAGCTCTCTAAACATTGGGGGCATAACCAGTTGATTCCCTTCATGTCTTAGCACATGACAAAGTTCATGACCAAAATCTTGCCACTGTTCTTGAGGGCTGAGGCGATTATCAATGATAATAGTTCCAGCATAGTACCGGCTGCTGATGTTTAAGAATTCGACCTTTAAATTGGAGCGGTGGGCGATGTCTAATAGATCAAGTTCTGATGGATTTTTAATGTTGATTTGATGATAGAATGCTTCGATCCAGTCATCTAAGTGTGTTGTGTTTTTTGGCAAAATACGTTCCAACTAAAGCAACTCCTTACGAAAAGAACGTTTGTTCTATGTTTGGGTAAAAATAAATACTCTTAATGAGCATTTATTTTAAATCAACTATTAATTCTTTTGTTTCGGCAACATTACTAAAATTTTCGTCTAATGGTGATTCTAAAACAAGTCTGATACTTTTAATTTTTGAAGCATCAGACTGAATAGGAACATCAATTTCAACTTCTTTTTTTGCATGCCCATAAATTTTCGTCTCTAATTGATCAGTACGAAGATCGTTACTATTCACTTTAATCTGTTCTTTTGTATCTAAGATTAGATGACTAATACCTACAAAATTTATTATATCTTTACCTTTGTTTTCAATTGAATATTTAATTGAAATAACATTAAAGGGATCCTTCAACGGAATTTCTGTCATTGTTTGATAATCATCTAAGCGATCATCTGGAATTTTAGACAGTTTAGACAAATTTACGCCTTCAAATTCTATTTGAAGAGGACCCAAGTTTTGTGGGTCTATATTTTCTTGGGTTTTTATTAAATCTAATATTTCTCCTGTTTCTTCATTTATATAACTTGTGCTAGTTTTATCTTCTTTTGTTTCTTTTTTATGAGAAGTTTTTTCCTGTGGTTTTTCAGCAGTTTCATCTACTGTTTTAGTTGAATTACATCCAACTAAAAGTACAATTAATGATAAGTAAATTGAGAATAAGACTCTTTTCCCCATAATTTCCCCCCTATTTTTCTTTTTGATAACTTGTATATATCTTCAAATTCATCAAATAATCATTCTGCATAAAATGGTTTATATACAAGTATGTGTTTTTTGTAATTATTTTTTGCTCTTAAGAAATTCCCAAAACTGAATTAATTCTTCAATCTTATCATCTGGTGCATCTTTAAGATCTTTAAAGAAAAGTTGTGTTTTGGGGTTTAAGAGCTCTTTCCACATTTCCTTATCTGATGCACTAAATTCTCTCCCTGTTATTAAGAAATCTATGCTCACATTGTAGAACTTAGCTATTATTTCTAATGTATCATAATCAGGCTCATTATCTCCTGTTTCATATCTTGCATAAGTTGCTCTATTGATACCTAATCTATCCGAAAGAGCTTGTTGAGAGAGTTTGGGTTTATGATTATTTCTAAGTCTTCTTAACCGCTCACTTAATCCAGTCATATTAAAACCCCTAACATAAAAATATTAGTTTATTTTAAATTTATTATTTTAATTCATTATAAGTGATAATTGGTCACAATTAAAATTATGTGAAAAAAAAACACAAAAAGGGTTGATTGTGATGTTATAACACATTATAATTGTGATTAAAGATCACGAAATGGAGATGATTTAGTGAAGTCCAATCAATGGTTAAAAGATTTCAGAGTGAATAAAAATCTCAAACAGTATGAAGTTGCAAGGGAAGCCGGTATTGATAGGTCTTATTATACCAAGATTGAGAATGGTCAAACCCCAAGTGTAAGAGTTGCCAAGGTTTTAGGCAATATTCTAGATTTTGAATGGACAAAATTTTTTAACTATAATTGTGATGATTTATCACAAAAGTGAATAGGAGGTCTAGTCGATTGAAAATAACCGTCACAAAAGGCCCTCTATTTCATCAAGCAGAAGCCAGGGCTTACAAGTATCTAAGTGGCATCTTAATTAAGCGAATGAAAGAGCATCAAGAAAAAATTGAAAGAGATAAGAAAGAATTAGTTGCTTCTTCATCATGATAACCAATTTGAAATTTCCTATCTGTTCCAAGTCGGAACATGTTCCAGATAGGAACACTGAGTGGAGAGCAACTATAAAGATATTGAAAATATTCCTGAAAGGAGTAACGAAAATGTATAGTCCATACGATTTTTACATTACACCGGAAGAGTTTGTGCAAGCCGAAGAAAACGGGATATGTAAGAAAACACTCATTTGGCGAATACGACGGCAAGGTTGGAGTAAACAGCGAGCATTAACCGAGCCTGTTCAGTTTCGAGACAGAGAAAGAGGCAGAGTGGAATGGAGTAAATGGGGAAAGATTGCTGAGAAAAATGGCGTTTCGAGATCCATCTTTACTGGAAGGCTGAGGTTAGGATGGGATAGCGAAAAGGCAGCAAATACACCAAAGATAGATCCACACGAACAGGCGAAGAGATTGAGTGATTTTTCTCCAAGAACCAAGCGTCGTAAATTCTCGGAGGATCTTGTCAAGTTAGCTGAATCAAATGGTATTAGTTATAGCAACCTGCAACAACGAGTGACTATTAGTGGTTGGGACCCATATACCGCAGCAACCACACCAGTGATGTCTCTGGGAGAAGTGCGGAAAAAGGGGCGTGAAGCTTTCCAGCAAAAATATGGGTCAAATCCGAATGCTGTTTTCTCCACGAAAAAGAAAGCGGAAAGAGCCTAATCTCTTTAAAGAGTGAAAGGAGGTGGGGAGGTAGTGAAGTTGGGTGTGGTGCTTCGTAAAGCCCGAGTGCAGGCAGGCATTTCCCAAGAACGACTTGCTGAAATGCTTAGCCGCTCTCGAAGCTGCATATCAAAGATCGAAAATGATATGAAGGTACTTGATGTACCTACATACGTTAGATGGATGGAAGCGACAAATGCAAAAGAAGCCATGATCGCAACCTTATGCGGCATTGATCCATTGGCTGTCACACAGCAAATAACGGCCATCATGGCCCTATTCGGAGGATGAGATGAAGAAACGAAATACAATTTTCAAAAGCATTGATAACGACGGAATAACAAGAGAAATGATTTGCATCGAAGTTTTACAAGAAAATTTAATGGATGCATTAAAAAACAAAAATACAGCACAAGCACTAGAGATTCACAAAGACATTGAAAAATCAATAAAGCAAATTCAGCAATATGAAAAACAATCAACGGTGCAATTGTTGATGTCAGCTGCAAAGATTACACCAGTAACATATCCGAAATCGTTAAAAACAAAAATGAAAGGATTGATTTAAATGAAGTTTGTATTTGTGGCAAGCAAGTTAATGAAAGCAAAGGAAGTTATTGAGGTATGTAATGAGCGATTCAGCGAGGAAGGCGAAATTGCATTGGCTAAAGCTGAATTGCAGGTCAAAGCTCGTTTAGGTTTAGAACATAGAAAAAAGCAGCAAGCTCCGACACTCACTGCTTAGTTCATGAATAACGAATTGATCAATATGAATTATATCGCTCTTTAAAGAGCACGACAAGTATTATTCTTGTCGTCCGGCTTGCGGATGGACCATGCGCACACACCCCATCCCCTCAAATCATGCACCATCCGCAGTCGGACGATGCGAATAAGCATCAATAAATCATAGGAGGACGAAGACTATGTCTTTTGAAAAAGCGGTTATTCAACCATTCAGTGATCACACTGGCGATCAAGTCAGACTATCTAAAGTTAATGGCTCCATTCTCATGGATGATAAGGGAAATTCACATTTTTATTTTCCTAATCAAGAGGCGTTTGAGAAATTCAAAAAGCTCAAAGCTGATGCTATCAGAAGGAAGGTTGGTGTTTTAGCATGAACATTGAACATCCAATGATCACTCAAATAAATGCTACTGGATACCCCAAGGGCGTTGGAGTGGTTGATTTCGTTGGAACTGACTACTTCGGGGATGAGATTTTCTCCAGTGATGAATACGTCATTGATGAGAATGTTGGAGAAATGATTCTAGTTGATAACTTGGAACGCTATTTGAAGGAACAACTCGATTTCACCTATGTGAATGCAAAATAAAAAGGTTCACTCCTACAAGTGAACCAATTACAAGAAAAATAGAATAAGCGTGTCAACCTCTATTATAGCAGGTTGGCACTGTAAATCAATGGAGGTTTGTTCATGACCAAAAATATCAGGTTGGCAGAACTCCATCTATCAAATTTCAAGGGTGTTAAATCATTCACCCTTGAAACAGGTGGAGCCAGTGCAAAAGTCTATGGTGATAACGCTACAGGCAAAACAACGTTGTTTGATGCTTTCATGTGGCTGCTCTTTGATAAAGACAGCCAAAACAAAAAAGACTTTGAGATCAAGAAGCTCTCAAAGGATAACAAAGCGGTCAGTGGACTTGATCACGAAGTATCAGCTGTCCTACAGATCGATGGTAAATCCGTTGAATTGAAAAAGGTCTATTCAGAGAAATGGACCAAGAAACGGGGATCAGCAAAACAAGTCTTCTCTGGCCATACGACTGACTACTACGTCAATGACGTGCCGGTTAAGAAAAAAGAGTTTGCTGAGAAGGTCAATGACATTATCTCTGAGGACATTTTCAAGCTGATAACATCACCTTCTTACTTCAATGAACAAATGAAGTGGCAGGAGCGTTTAGACGTACTCATGGAGATCGGCGGTGCTGTGACTGATGAGGACGTTATTTCAAAAAACAATTCATTGTCAAAGCTTCAATCCATCTTAGATGGAAAAAGTCTGGATGAGCAAAAGCGCATCCTTACTGAAAAACGTAAAAAGATCATTAAGAACCTGGAGCAATTTCCTGTCAGGATCGATGAAATCAACCGCTCTATTGATGATGTCAGTGATCTTGACCATGAACAACTGAAAGAAGAGCTAAAAGCTCTGGAGTCATCACTTATGGCATTGGAAGAGAAAGTTCGCTCTATCAAAGCGGATGCAGGTGCAGATGGTAAGAAGCGTATGCTTCAGCTCGAAGGTGAGCTGCAACAAATCATGAATGAGTATGACTCGGAAAGATTTAAGGTAGTGAATGAGAAAAAAGAAGCCTACTACCTAGCGAAAAACAGTCTTACTCAAACCAAAAATGATCTCATTCACCTGATCACGAAGAAGGAGCACTTAACATCTTTTCTATCTCAAATAGATAAAGAACGTTTGGAGTTACGAGAAGAATGGTCTAAAAAGTACGAAGAATCGTTTGAGGATCATCAAACAGATTGTCCAACATGTGGACAAGCATTGCCGGAAGAAAAAATTCAAGCTGCTATTGAGAAATTCAATTTACAAAAAAGTGATTCCCTTGAACGCATAGTCGATAAAGGGAAACAATTAGGAATTGAATATGAGAATAAGCAAAATGAGCTGTATGAAGTTGATGAGCAGATTCAAAAGTGGAATTTGGAAGAGAAATTTAAGGCTTCAGCTGTAGAAAAACTGAAAGAAGATATGGAGCAAGCTGAAGCGTCCATTGCGCCACTTTCCGATAATTCATTGTATCTAGCCAAGATAGAGGAACTGGAAAAGATCAATAACGAGGTCCAGTCTGATGAGCAGGAAACAAGCGGAACAGTGCAAGCCATAAATGAACAGATCAAGGAGAAGCAGCAGGAAATGACCTTGATTCGCAATGATCTTTCTCGCATCGATCAAGCTCAAAAAGCACTAGACCGCATCGAGGAGCTAAAGGAAGAAGAACGCAAAATGGCTGATGACTACAATGAGGTCGAGCAACAGTCATTTCTGATTGAAGAATTTATACGCACCAAAATGAACCTTATGGAAGAACGGATAAACAGCAAATTCAAATTTGCCAGCTTCAAGCTCTTTGAAGAGCAAGTCAACGGCAGTTTAACAGAAACTTGTGAAACGCTGTATGAAGGTGTGCCTTACTCTAAAGGTCTAAACAATGCGGCACGTATTAATGTCGGTTTAGACATCATTAATACGTTAAATGAGCATTATGGTATTTCTGCGCCGATCTTTGTTGATAACAGCGAGGCGGTCACTGAATTAATAGAAACAGATTCACAACTTATTAGTTTGGTTGTTTCCAAGAAAGACAAGCAGCTGCGAGTTGTGAATCAAGATGACGTTACAGGAGGATACAGATGAGTAATCAGAATCAATTGGCACACGTACAAAAAAATATTACAGATGATGTGAACAATAGTCTAAGCAGGTTAAAAGATGAAGGATTGGTTCTTCCATCTAACTATAATGCTAGCAATGCATTAAAAAGTGCATTTTTTAAACTTCAAGAACTGAAGGATAAAGATGGAAGACCAGCATTAGAAAGTTGCTCTCGTGAATCTATTGCTAATTCATTATTGGATATGGTTGTACAAGGTTTAAGCCCTGCAAAAACACAATGTTACTTCATTCCATACGGGAAGCAATTACAACTAAACCGCTCATATTTTGGAACACAAGCAGTGCTGAAACGCTTGACCAATGTTAAGGATATATGGGCAAACGTGATCTTTGCAGGCGATGTATTTGATTATGAGATTGATGGAGGTCGGGAAAAACTTATCAAGCATGAAACGAAGTTTGAGAACAGAGACAAGCCGATCATCGGGGCTTATGCAGTAGTGAAGACCATTGATGATATGGAACTGCTAACCATCATGACAAAAAAAGAAATTGAAACTTCCTGGAGCCAAGCGAAAACAAAAGCGGTTCAGAATAAGTTTCCACAGGAAATGGCCAAAAGAACCGTTATCAATCGTGCGGCTAAAAATTTTATAAACACAAGCGATGACAGCGATCTACTTGTTCAAGCAATTAATAACTCAACTGAAAATGAGTATGACAACGAACGGGTAGATGTTACTCCGGATGAAGTGAAAAAAGAAATTAGTGAAAATGCTAACTCAGAAATTATTGATGTTGGTTTCAATGAACCTGAAGAAGATTCAGAACAGCATCAAGAAACACCTGAAATAAAGCAACGTGAAGAACCTGACCCACAACCATCCAATGAACATGATGAAAAGCCGTCTGCATTGAATGAGGAACCACCATTTTGATTGAGATCAACGCTGTCTCATCAAGTAGTAAGGGGAATTGCTATCGGGTGACTGATGGTAAAACCCCGCTCCTTTTGGAGTGCGGTATCACCTTTAAAGAGATGCAACGTGCTTTTGATTTTAATATGCGATTTGAGGGGTGTCTCATCACCCATGAACATGGTGATCATTGCAAGGCTTTAAAAGATGTCTTGCGTGCAGGAATCGATTGTTATATGTCTCATGGAACGGCAAAAGCTCTTGGAGTGGAAAAGTACCACAGAATCAATCTTGTAAAAGCCCGACAGACGTTTAGAATCGGCACGTGGCTTATTATGCCCTTTGATGTTCAACACGACGTATCAGAGCCGTATGGCTTCCTATTGGCTAATGAGGACGGAGACAAGCTGCTCTTTGCCACTGACACCTATTACATCAAATACAAGTTTCCTGGACTCACGCACATCATGGTTGAGTGCAATTACTCTGAAGCGATCTTGGATGCAAATATTGAGAATGGGAGCATTCACAAAAGCATGCGTAATCGGCTCATACAGTCGCATTTCAGCCTAGAGAATGTAAAGACATTCCTATCTGCAAACGACTTGTCAAAAGTGCAGGAAATATGGTTATTGCACCTATCTGATACAAACAGTGATGAGCAACAATTCAAACAAGAAATAGCAAAACAAACAGGAAAGGTTGTCTATGTTCCGAAATGAGCGAGCTTTTTAAAACAGCTTATCCCTATTGTTTTATTACGATGGCTAGATCAGTAGCTCCAGACATGCGGAAAAAGGTATTGGCCATGTACATAAGCACGTATATGGCTAAGTATGAACCGCATCTTGAAGTCGTGAAAATTGAAGGCAAATACGCTATTTGCAGACTCAAAAGCAAATAGTTGGGAAGGAGGAATTCATTTTGCGAGGGTGGATCAAATTACATCGGAAATTAAGAGGTAATCCAGTATTCAACAATCCTAACTTACTTAGGCTTTGGCTCATTTGTCTTACTGAGGCGAGCCATAAATCAAGACAACAAATGATAGGTAATCAGGTGGTGGAATTAGAGCCTGGTCAATTTGTAACTGGTCGCTTTGATTTGTTTGACATGTTCAATGATGGTTTGACTAAATCCGATAAAGCAAAATCAGAAAGAACGGTTTATAGATGGTTAGAAAAATTAGAAGAAATGAATTTTTTGTCCATCAAAAAGACCACCAAATATTCTCTTGTAACCATTAATAAATGGGCACTTTACCAACAGGACGATAAGTCAATTGACCATTCTAGTGACCATCAAATGTCCAACGAATGTCCAACAAATGACCATCAAATGTCCACAAACAAGAATGTTAAGAATTTAAGAATTAAAGAATATAAAGAAGAGGAAGAAGAGAGATCGCCAGTAGGAAATGATTCTCCTTTCCAACAAATCGAAGACAAGTATCTATCTCGAAGAGGTGGAGGATTGATGATCACTCCTAATGATGCACAGGCCATTGAGAGGATCATTCAGGAGCAGATACCTCTTGAAGACGTATTGGTGTGGATCGACGAGATATTCGATCAATACCGACCAAGACATAGAGCGGACGGCATCAAATCGTTTTCATATCTGGAGAAGGGCATTCTTGATCGATGGCATGCCAAAAACAATCAACCTAGCAACATATCTGAATTTAAACCAAAGAGACAACAAGACAACTTATCAGTGTTAGAGGCCTATGCAAAAGAAAATGGCATTAAATTTGGAGGAGGATGATTAGCATGACAAAGGACCAAGCGATGGCTATCTTAACAAGGATAGCTGCTGCCTACCCTAGATTTGAACTTTCTACAGATGCGATCGGAAAAGAAAGAATCAGGCTTTGGCTAGAGCATTTAACGGCACTGCCATATGAACCTGTTTTAAAAAAGATTGATCAGCACATTGCTGAAAAACGTTTCCCGCCTGTAATCGCAGAGATACAAGTACATCAACAAGAGAAAAACGAGTTTCTAGAGAAGCAGAAAGAGTGGGAAAAGAATGCAAAATTTGCGAAACGTAGAGGCTGAACAGTTTTTATTGGGTTGCATCATCCTTGAAGGCGATCTAATCAAGGAAACAGCCTTAGAGCCTAAGCATTTTGCTGAAAAGCGTCACAAGCAAATTTTTGAAGCGATGAGGGAAGTGGACAAGCTAGGTAAGCCTGTTGAAATGGCCAATATCGCTGCATCTATGGGGGACACGTTAAATGCCGTTGGTGGATTTGAATACTTAACTAACCTAGCAAGTGCTGTTCCATCTACTCATTCATTTGAAACCTATGAAACATTAATTTACGAGGCTTTTAGACTGAGAGATGTGCAAAGTGCTGCTTTAGCATTTGCCAGTTCCCCTACTGATGAGGGCATCACTGAGCTTTATCAAAAAACCATTGAAGCTCAAGAGGTTGGTGTAAAAGAGACTCGCACGAAAATGGATGTATTAACCGATATTTTCATGAGCATGGAAGAAGATCATGGCGATCTGACCGGAGTCAACACCGGTCTTGCGGATCTTAATGCCATGACAGGTGGTTGGCAGAAGAGCGATTTGATTATTGTGGCTGCTCGTCCATCGATGGGTAAAACAGCGTTCGCTCTTAACCTTGGTTATAATAACGCGCTAAACGGCGGAGTAACGGACGTCTTTTCGCTAGAAATGTCTGATACACAATTAACACACCGAATGTTAAGCAGCATAGGGAGTATTGAAGGCACGAAGTGGAGGAATCCAAAGAGATATTTCAGCGAAGATGATTATGATCGTGCCCATAGTGCGATGGGCGAATATGAAAAGTTAGATATTTATATTCATGATCAGCCTACCCAAACATTAGCTGACATCCGTTCCAGGATAAGAAAAACCAAGAAAGATCACCCTGATCAAGATCATTTAGTGATCATTGACTATTTGCAGTTGATCACCCCTATTGGTAAATCCGAGAGCAAAAACCATGAGGTGGGAGAAATCACACGAGAACTTAAAAATATGGCTAGAAGTTTCAACGTTCCGATCATCTTGTTATCACAGCTTTCACGTGGTGTAGAAGCGCGAAATGATAAACGACCTATGATGTCTGATTTGCGAGATTCAGGGAGCATTGAGCAAGATGCTGATATTGTGACATTCCTTTATCGGGATGATTACTACAACAAACAAAGCGAAGCTAAAAACATTGTTGAAATCATTTTTGCAAAACAACGGAATGGATCAACAGGAACCATAAACGCAGCATTCGTGAAAGAGTACGGGAAGTTTATAAATCTATCGCGGCAAATGGAAGCCGCAATGTGAAATGAGGAATGAACATGTCAATCGATAGCAATCAGCGCAAACAGTTCCTTCTCAATGAACTGAAGCGCATTGGATATAAACCGAATGAAATTGAAAGTCTCGCTGATAAATCTCTCTATGACCTCGAAATGCTAGTCATTACAGCCAAATTTGAGAAAGGAAAAGATATTGAGACTTTCAACGCCAGAATGAAGATTGAGGAGGAAGCGGAATGATTAAATTACAAATCAAAGATAGCACTACGGGTAAAGAAGTGAATTTTGAAGCAGAGAATTACACAGCTGAGGAGTGTGGTCGAATGATCCTACAATTAGCCACATACATGCATGGGGGGCCTTTAAATAAAAACGGAGTACAAAGGATTCCACGTTCCGTTCCGTCTCCTGTTAGAAGGACAGAAGAAGCAATTCATACTGATATCGCTGATATCGTAAGAGGGAAAGAACTATGAGGTTTGTCGGTATTGATCCCTCAACGAAAACAGGGTTTGTGATTCAAGATGCAAATGGGAATGTGATTCTTGACAAAGAAATAACCTCATCAGTAAAAGGAGATCCGCAACGTTTTATGGACTTGGCCAGCCAAATAATCAATTTTATAGAACCGAATGACTTTGTGTGTATTGAAGGGTTTTCTTACGGTTCTAAAGGAGCGTCAGTAGACATTCAATACGGCATTGGTTGGTTAATAAGAGCGAGGCTTATAAACAAAAAAATAGATTATGTTGACGTTCCTCCAACCACTTTAAAGAAGTTCGCAACAGGAAAAGGAAACGTTAAAAAAGATCAAATACCTGTACCTGTTTATAAACGTTGGGGATTTGAACATAAAAGTGACAACGTGATAGACGCATTCGTCTTGGCTCAAATAGCTCGTTCATTAAAAACAAAAGTAGATTTAACAAAATATCAACAAGAGGCTTTGAAAAAAATTTCTTAATTACTAGGAGGAACAAATATGTCTTTTATAAATTTTGATGGTTTCGTTAAAAAAGTGAATCACAAGCCTAAAGGTGTCACCGAATTGGTTCTTGAAATTTCGACCAAAGAGCTAGGAAACAGCATTCAAAACCTTGCAGAAATGATTGATAACGATGTGCGTGTTGAAATTGAGAGCGATATTGTCCGCTATAACGTGCAGATCAATGCAAACACAGAACGACCAATTGTAAATTATCAAGTGGATCAGAGCGGAGTGGTTCACATAGCTGATCCTGAGCCGGAACAATTAGAGGCTGAATTGGGCTTACCTGCAGAAAAACCTAAGATTGAAGAAAAACCGATGGAGATTGAGAGGGAAGTGGTTGATCGGTTCATCGTTGAAGGTATGGCTCCAGAACAGGAGGGCTTTCCTGAAAATATGGCAGAGATTACGAAGCGCCGCATTGAAGGTGAATCATACCGCAAGTTGGCCACTGAACTTGAGATGTCCTCCGGCGAAATCGTTGATCTGATTAATAACTATCGAGCAGCAGTGGCTCCGCTTGCTGAAAAATGGTGGGATTGGATGCAGGATCAAGCCAACGAAGCTGAACCGTTGCAAAAAGTGCAAAAAGAAAATGCTGAAGAAGCAGCTGAAGACGAAAAGGGTTCAGAGGATAGCGTTCCAGATGAATACGATCTTCCTAAAGATGATCAAAAAGATGAGGAAGATGGGGCTGCATAAGATGGCACGCAAACGCTCAAAACGGTGGTTCTTGCTTTATCGCAAAGAGGATGGACAGCGTGTCCACCTCTATGAACCACTTAAAAAATATGAACTAGTCAGTAGGATTAAGAAAGGATGGAGGGTTGTCGAATGATTGATAAAATCAAGTTTCTCTTCAATCATAAACACTTTTTTTGCTTCAAATGTAGAAACATAGTTTCGGTGCAGCGTGGTTATTGGCTGGAATTTAGCACGCGGGTTTTTAATGGTCCAATTTGCACTAAATGTGGAAGGAGCTTCAGGAAATGAAACAGATTGTAGAAGGCGATTGGGTGGAAGCTTTGGGTGAAGTTGCACGGAGAATGTTTCATATATCTGGTTACGTACTTAAAGTTACTGACAAAAATATTTTAGTGAAGCCGCTTAAAGGAAAGTCTACAGCTGTTCCTAAACATTGGGCTAAAAACTTGGATGATGCTCTTACTGAATCTGATCTGAAGGCTTTGATCGACTTGTCCTTAGACATAAAGGATGAACACCTATTTAGAATGTGTGTACGTGATTTGCAAGCTCTCCAAAGCAAATAAAAAGAACCGAAGCACAAGGCCCCAGCTCTAATGAATCCCGACAATTCATTATAACATGGGAGGCCTTGCGCATGAATAATCCTTACAAACATATAGACTCTAACATCTCCATTGATAACTTTATGACCAAAGGAGATGTGAAAGTCATTATCCTAGATGGCCATTCCGATGAAGTGCTCTTGGTGGAAACGCCAATGTACGGTAAAACCGAGATCACAACACGTGATGGTCAGTTCACAAATTTAAATTACAGCAGTTCACACAAAATAAATCTATAGCAGGAGCTTCCTCCTGCAGGGAGGCAGTCAAAATGAAAGAAATCTGGTATTCAAAATCTCCGTACGCTGAATTTTGTATCGTCAATACAGCCAGCGGATATGTTGCCTATTGGCGATCTAAGATGCTAACAAATGATAAATGGAGTGAGCATGACACGTACCCTACCTATCAAGCAGCACGCCGCAATATCGGTCGTGTCGGCTGTGCTGGAAGTATGAAAAGGGTCGAGCGGTTGCCATGGGAAAGCGTGGCATGAGCTTACACAGAATATGTCTTACTGTTCTAGGAGAATCATATGGAATTTAAACCATCAGCAAATATGTCATATGAAGGGCTTTGGATGGCGCTGGATGACATCAAACAACGTATAGGGGATGCGGTGCTGTCTGGTGATCGCATCAATAGCCATTACATCAAAGGACAAAGAAAAAAAGCTGAAACAATTAAAGATGAGCTGCTCCGCCGATTTGATCAACAGGCCAAGCAAGCAGAATGAAAAAAAGAGAGGAAGATCATTGTGAAACTGAGAAGCATTTTTTATTTAAACGTACAAGGCATAAGACTTTTGGGAGGATGGGATCACTATCCTAGTGAGGACGAAATGCGAAACGCATTAATTGATATGTATGGATCTTGTACTCACTTAGGAGAACGGCCAATTATTTTTGAAGTCATTAAGCAAAACACGTTTTATCAAGGTGATATACAAGATTTGCAGGGGGATTACTAATGGAGAAGCATGAGTCAAACGGGACTGTCATCTTAACTCTGCTGGCTATCATTGCGATCATCGTGATCGTTGGTTTGATGCAATGAAACACATCACTAGAAATGACAAGGAGGAAATACGAATGGAAAAACAATTAGTATTCGTAAAAGAAAATGAAGTGGTAACAGACAGCGTGACGATCGCTGAGATGTTCGGAAAAGAACATAAAAATGTAACAGCGGATATTGAAAAGCAAATAGATTATGCAGGGGAAGAATTCAGTGCGCTGAATTTTCAGCGCACCTCATACAAAGACAAATTCAACCGCACACAGAAAAAATACGACTTAACCGAAGAAGCATTTACATTGATCGTATTCAGCTATAACACAAAAGAAGCGGTTCAAACAAAAATTAGATTCATTCAAGAGTTTAAGCGGATGAAAGAATACATCCAGTCACAGGAACGACCAAAAGCAATGAACGACAAAGAAAGTCTACTTGCAAGCATGAAGCTAACAATTCAATTGAATGAAGATGTAGATGGAATGAAAGAAGATATAAAGCAGCTTCGTGATGATCTTGATAAAAAAATAACCTTGGATTATTCACAACAACAAGCCATGAAAAATGCTGTTAACAAACGAGTGCATAAGCTATGGAACGAGGATATGGTCGATAAATCAATCTATGAAAATACGAGAAGACTCTACTCGGCGTTATGGAAGAATTTAAAAGACGCTTACAGGGTGAATGCTTATCCAAACATCCTCCAAAAAGATTTTGAAGAGGCTATGAGCTTTATTGAGGGATGGAGACCTTTCTTTAACGGAATTAAAACAGCCTAGCGGCTTAGGGGGAAGCACGATGAATGAAAATAAAGAATTCCAAGCAACTCTACCAAAATGACAAACAAAACATGGAACGACTTAATAAGAAAGTATTTCCCTGACGCTGATGATAAGCGATGTGAATTTATCTTGTGGGAAAAGACTGCTTTTCCTCTTGTACCTGTGGAAACTATTGAAAGGCAGCTGCAAGAATATGCCGAGGAGGTCACGAAATGACAATCAAATTATCAAACCTACCTGATGATGCAAAAATAATCAACGAGAGCGGCATCCCGCTCCAAACAGTAGGAGAAACAAAAGAAGATATTTTAGAAAGAGGGGAACACCATCACGATGATACATGGTTTTTATTCATGAAGAGTGACAACCCTGATGACGTTTTTGGAGACGAAGTGGAAATAGATATTCTTCCAGAATGCTTTAAAGGGTTTATCGCATTTGATAGATCAGAACTAGCAGCCATCAAGGACAACATTATTTTTACTGAAATGAACGGGCATGATTTGAACAAAATTGAAAAGGGAATCTTAGCAAAGGTTGAAGCTGCTATGTATCCTCAATCGGAGGTAGCGGAATGAAAAAAGAAAAATACAGCCACTTAAAGCGTATAGGAAATCATTACTTGAGCGATAACATTATAGATAAGCCGGACATGCCATCAATAATGAATTATGAGGTTTACCCCATCGCAAAATGCATTGAGCTTATTGTGAGAATGGATGATGAAGATGTCGCTTTTATTGCGGGTAAAGATCATATTCCTTTCTTAGAACAAATGTTGGCTGATCTCAAAGAGGTAGCGAATTAATAAATCAAACGACATAGATCGGTGCAAAATTGCCCTGGTCTATGTCTTTCATTGTTTATAGGAGGTTGAGGAAATGGGAGCTGAACAATTATCCTTACTGCCAGCAATCGATGAGAAGCAAGTCAGAAATGCTCTGATCAAGGAGCTTAAGGTCTATAGGGCCCTGAAGGTGAAGGAGGAAAACAGAAAGGAACAAGAGGCAAACGATGCGACAGGCCTTTTCCCTTCTCTTAGGAACCAGGAAGTTTTAAATGAACTGAAGGTCCGGCAGATAGAAAGAGCGCTAGAAAACAGCCTAGATGAAATTGAGCAAGACATCATCCGTATGAAATACCTGACATCACGTGTGGTGAAGGATTTGGAGGTGTGTGAAGAACTGGGTCTGAAGAAAGACCGGTATTACAAATTGAAGAAGCAAGCGACGTTTAATCTTTCAACAGCACTCGGAATCATATGAGTGCTGTTTTTGTATCTTTATTCCTATTTAATGGAAAACTTCGTGTTGGTAAAATTGACCTTGTCAATGAATAGGAGGGAGTGACTTCTTCTGGGGAAGATACTTGATGCAAAAGCACTTACAAGTGCAATGGACGCAAGGGCAAAACACTATCGGGAACTCCGCGAACAAATGGTTGATTTAAAAAAGGCTCTACAAGGCGTGGCAAACCTTGGTGATGATTTCACTGGAAAAGGAGCCGATAACATTAAAAGTTTCTACAAAGAGCTCTCAGGAAATGTGGACATGTTTATCAGTTTCATTGATAAGCAAATAGCCTTTCATGAGGGTGTATCCGGTACGCTTGATGATACGAGCTTTGGCGGAGACACCTTTGTAGAAGAACATTTTTTAGACAATGCAGTACATATGGGCATCAAAAACGCCAAAAGCATTGTGAAGGATCAAAAAAATGCGCTCAAAACCATTTTTGAAGATATTGATGACCTTATTTCTCTAGAGGTATTTGATAGCCAAACCTTTGATGAAAAAATAGAAGATGCGGAAGATGAACGAAAAAAGACGGTCAAAGATCTAAGCGAGCTTGATCAAAATTTAAAAGATGAATATTCTTTGTCAGAGACTGAGGAGAAGGCTACAATGGCATTGTATGCAGAAATGATGAATGCCACGAATGACGGGAAATCCATTTCACCTATGAATTTTGACAAAAAAGCATTTCAAGATAGTGAAATCTACAAGGCAAAAAGCGATATTGAGAAGCAAACTGCAGAATACCTTAAAATCAAAAAAGAACAAGAAGAAGCCCGCGAGATCGCAAAGGAACAAGAAGCACTCGCCAACCGTCCTTGGTATGAAAAAGCCCTCGATTATGGCGGAAACATTGTAAATGAGTTAACAGGTGTGAATGATGCAAAAAGAGCCGCAACAGGCATTGATCCAATAACAGGCGAGGAACTCACGGCAGGTCAACGAGTCGCTGCTGGTGGCATGGCAGCAGCCGGCTACATTCCTATTGTCGGTTGGGCAGGACGCATTTTTAAAGGCGGAAAGGCTGTCTATAAAACCACTCAAGCCACGTCAGCCGCAGTCAGAGCGGTCGACATCTACAAAACGTCACAAAAATCTTTTGATGCCCTAAAGACATCCCAAAAAGGTTTATACGGTCTCACTGCAACCAACGGCTTCAGCGAAGCGATTACGGGTAGAGATATGTTTGGGAATAAGATCTCGAAGGAACAACAGCAAGCGAGTATGAATGCGGCGCTAGGAATGCTTTTGCCGCTTGGGGCGAAAGGGTTTCATGGGAAGATGGGGATTAAGGGTATAGATGATGCTTCTTTAACCAACAAAAGTAATTTATATAGAGGGGATAGTTTACTTCACTCTCCAACTAGACCAAATGGAATTGGTAAACCTCATATATCAAGTTCAGGTGATTTAGTACCAGCTAGTAAAGAAGGTTTATATAAAGGACGAGAAGTGACTGTTACAGAGCATATACTTGGAGGTTATAGAAAAGGAGCTAAATCTAATAGCCCTTATACTAGTTTTACAAATAACAAAAATGTTATTGGAAATTATGGAGAAAATGCAATTGAACTAAATATATCAGCTTTAAGGAAAGATATACAGTCTGGGAAGCTAAAAGATGTTGTTATACTTTCTCCAAAACAAATTCAAAAGTTGATTGAAAGAGATGTTATTTCTTCTGATTTTTGGAAGAAAAGAGCGATTAATTGGACTAAAAGGGATAATGAGTATTTGATTAAAGGGGAAGTTCCAAGCCAATATATTAAGGTTTCACCTAAGGAGTGAGAAATGTGAAATTATACTTTCTAAACGAGTTTTTAGGAGATATACGCGATATTAATGTTGATGGTATGTGGGTTAATGGTGAGATTACCCCTTCAAATAATATAGACAAATTTAATGATTTTTTCGCAGCACTTGTTGATGAGGAAAATGATTTTGTAGAAACGAATTATAACGAAGAATGGTTAGATGATAACAATTGGTACATTATTGATGATGAAAATAAAAGAAGGGGGATATATATACCTGCAGTTTATACTGATAGGGAAATTAGCTGGCGGTGGAGATGATTTACAGAATTTTAGATTATAAAAAACCTTGATGGGCTATATGTCTCTCAAGGTTTTTGTGTTTATTGGCGTTCATACCGAGAAAAAACCGATAAAAAGCCGACAAAAAGGGGGATAAAAAGGGGACCTTTTTTTCTATGTGGATCATCGTATGATAGAGACAAGCAAAACGAACGTGAATATTTTGTCCAGAAGGAAGAACCTGCGGACGCTGATCATTGAGCACTTTAAGTGCCTTGATTGGTGTCCGCTTTTTTTATTGGGAGACGCGTCTTTCCCTTATCAATGGCGTATCTGGATACGGAACAAAGGTGATGAGGAATGTGGCCATACGAGAGGGACATTCTGAGCCTGGATAGCAGCTAGTCTGCGGCAGCCGTATCGAGGACAGTTTTTCATTTTACTTGATGATTGACTGTACTTGGCATCCTCTCGGAGTGTAGTCATCATTCAAAAATCTATTTAAGCGAATAGCGTAAGGTGGTGCTTATTCGGCAAGGAGAGAGTGAAATGGAGATCAGGGATTCTGTTTCTAAAGAGACATTAAAGCGATTTAAAAGCATTGCTCCTGGTTCTAATAGAAAGAAGGAGAACGATGCTGATCCCATTACGAATAGGGATTGGGAAGAAATAATGGGAACGAGACGCGAAACGTACCAACGACAAGGCGGCCGTATCCGAAGAAAACGATAAATTTTGGGAACAGTCGTCTATTAGGGTGTATGGCTGCACGTGCTTTGGTGAGGGATAGGAGCGCAAAAATATAAAAAGGGAGATGATGAGCATGGCATCAAAGTTTGGTGTATCTGCTAATCCGAAAAAAGCGAATTATACTTTAGGAAAGGACAAGGTTGTGGTTGTTGCGGTTCAGAATCACAATGATTACATTTGTGGGCCAAACCTTATTCCTCAACGAAAAGTAGAAGGGAAATGGGTCACAATCAAAACGAATTCACCTAACCCGCTTAACCCAGCAGAGAAACAGTACGATGAATTCGATATCAAGGCGTCACTAGGTAACAAAAAAGGTACGTATCGATTCAAGGTTGAAGTAGAGCGCTACGACAAGAATGGCAACCATGTTGCAACTGTCGGTACATTCTATACATCCGAATTCTACATCAAGTAAGCAGCTGATGCCGCCTTTAGGGCGGCATCATTTGTTTTTATAGGAGGAAACAGCGATGAATATCAAAACAATTCCCGTACATAAAATTAACCCATCACCATATAACCCCCGCATCGATCTGCAGCCAGGAGATCCAGAATACGACTCTCTGAAAAACTCAATAAAAAAATTTGGATACATTGATCCCTTAGTATGGAATGAACGGACAGGTCACCTTGTAGGAGGTCACCAACGTTTCAAAGTATTGATGGAGGACAATCCAAGTGAAATTCTTGTATCTGTTGTATCGCTTAATGAGCAAGATGAAAAAGCATTAAATATTGCCCTTAATAAGATAGATGGCGATTGGGATGAATACAAACTCACTGAACTAATAAAGGAACTAGAGAAAACAGGATATGATCTCAGTGCAACAGGATTCAGTGATACGGAACTAGAGGACATTCTTCAACAACTGGAGCATACAGGGCAAGGTGGAACTGTCTCTGAGAGTAAAGAAATTGATTTAGATGACTTTGGAGATGATCAGTTTGAACATACATGTCCTAAATGCGGTTTTGCATACAATGAGTAGGTGACAACATGAACTACAGATGGAAATTGAGCGATCTTAAAAACGTCCCTTCCAATGGCCTGAAAGTATTCAGTACATTCTCATGCGGTGGTGGCTCATCAATGGGCTACAAATTAGCAGGGTTTGAATTACTGGGAAACTGTGAGATCGATCCGCAAATGATGAAAATCTATAAAAAGAATCACAAACCGAAATATCCTTATCTCATGGACATTCGAGAGTTTAACCAGATCCCGCTCTCCGATCTTCCTGAAGAACTCGTAAATCTTGATGTATTCGATGGATCGCCACCATGTAGCGTATTTTCAACTGCAGGTAAAAGAGAAGAGGATTGGGGAAGAGAAAAGGCGTTCAGAGAAGGACAAGCTGTCCAAAAACTAGACGATCTGTTCTTTCATTACCTGGATGCCGTGGAACGTTTGCAGCCTAAAACCTTTGTAGCTGAGAACGTAAGCGGCATGATCAAAGGAAAAGCTAAAGGGTATGTGAAACTTGTCATAGAGCGTGCAAAAGAAATAGGGTATGACGTTCAGCTGTTCCTATTGAACGCTGCCACAATGGGAGTCCCGCAGAGAAGAGAGCGGGTCTTTTTTATTGGCCGTAAAAAGGACCTGAACTTACCACCATTAAAATTGGCTTTCAATGAACCGCCGGTCACATATGGAGAGTTTAGAAGTGGACATGGTTCAAGGTTAGATGAAGCCAAAAAGACATATAAAAGATGGATTAAGCGGCTGCCGTCCGATAGCAACATTGGAGACATCACTAAACGAACAGAAGGAATAGAGCGGAGTTTCAATACTGTATTAGTGAAAAATAGTCTAGTTCCGCCAACACTTGTAAGTGGGTCTGTCTATATTAGATATGACGAACCATATTACATCTCAAAAAGGGATATTATTCTGATGCAATCTTTTCCGTTGGATTATGACTTTATGGGTGCATCAACGCAGTATGTCTGCGGTATGAGCGTTCCTCCAGTGATGATGAAACGGATCGCAGAACAGATACATTTGCAATGGTTTAAGTAAACAACATGAAATAATACAAGAGGTGTTTTCAATTGATCATAAAAGATATACCCGTCAGTCAAATAAATCCTGCTGCCTATCATCCACGTGTTGATCTGAAACCAGGAGACAAAGCATACGAAGAATTGAAAGCGTCGATAGAGCATTTCGGATATATTGATCCGCTCATCTGGAACGAGAAGACAGGGAATTTAGTAGGTGGACATCAAAGGTTCAAAATTTTATTAGAATCGAACCCAACTGAAATCAAAGTGTCTGTGGTTTCTTTGAATGAAAAAGAAGAAAAGGCGCTCAATATTGCATTAAACAAAATTGAAGGCGATTGGGACGAGGAAAAACTAGAGGCTCTTTTATCAGAGCTGAAAGAAAACAATTTTGATACAAACATCATCGGATATTCTCAAGAAGAATATGAGGAGCTGCTTGAAAACCTGTCTGTAGATAACGGAAATACAGTTGTAGAAGATGATGACTTTGATGTTTCTGAAGCTCTATCACAAATCAGTGAGCCTGAAACAAAGTATGGAGATGTGTGGCGGCTTGGCCGCCACACCTTAGTGTGCGGTGATGCCACAAAAGCTGCTGACGTTGATCGTTTAATGTCTGGGTATAAGGCCGATCTAGTCATAACAGATCCACCTTATAATGTAGCAGTTAAAAGTGATAGCAAAAAGTTAAATGATGATGGCCATGCAACGATTTTAAATGATTCTATGAATGATGATCAATTTGATTCATTTTTAAGAGAGGTATTCCTTAATTATTCGAGGATCATGAATGAAAAGGCGGCTATCTATGTTTTCCATGCTGCATCATATCAACGTGCCTTTGAAAATGAAATGCGTAATGCTGCTATTGATATAAGATCACAATGCGTTTGGGTGAAAAATTCACCGACATTTGGTTGGGCACAATATCGATATATGCATGAACCTGTTTTCTACGCATTTAAAAGGGGTTTTTCCCCTAATTGGTACGGGGACAGAAAACAAACAACAGTTTGGAGAACGGATTTGACAGAAGAAACTGGTCCTGCAACTGTGTGGGAGGTTTCGCGTGGTGACACATCAAAGTATGTTCACCCAACTCAAAAACCACTGGAGCTTATAAATATCCCATTGAGTAACAGCAGTAAAAAAGGTGATAGAGTGGTAGATTTCTTTGGGGGAAGCGGGTCAACTCTTATGACATGTGAGCAAACGGATAGAGAAGCTTTTTTATTAGAGCTTGATCCGTACTTCTGTGACGTTATTAAAAAGCGATTCACGGAATTCACAGGTATCACTCCAGAGCTTGTCGATTCATTGCAATAAAAAAAGAGGGTGCTGACAACACCCTCCCTTTCAAAGGCAAAGAAACTCCCTGCCTAAGAGCGTGATCAAGACGCGGCCGCGTTTGTGGGAAAATATCACGCTCTCAAACCATATTGTAATGGAGGACAGGGAGTATGGCAAGAGAAAATAAGAACATCCGTTCTCATTATGATGAAGAAAGAGAAGAGATGCTACTTTTACTACAGGCTGAACAAGCTGAAGACATAGAGAAAGCCACTGCAAATTTAAGAAAGATCACGCAGGCGGCTATTGCTCAATGGGTGAGAGATTTCAAAGCAGGAAACATAAAGTTGACTACTGTGGAAGACTTGAAGAAGCTCATTGAATTAGAAATGTACCTGCTGAAAAATGATGAAATTTGAAAACAACTCAAACTTAATTCAACAGCTCGGAGGTGGGTGATATGTAATGGCTAGACCGCGAAATCCCAAAAGAGATCAGGCATTCCAATTGTGGAAAGAAAGCAACGGAACCCGTTTGCTGAAAGACATTGCTGAAGAATTAGAGTGTTCTCAAACGCTTATCCGCAAATGGAAGAACCAAGACTCTTGGGATGAGAAATTGAATGGTAACGTTACTAAACCAAAAGAGAAAACCAATGGTAACGTTACTAAACGTCCTGGTGCTCCGAAAGGGAGTAAAAACGCCAGAGGTAATAAAGGGGGTAAAGCGCCACCTGGTAATCAAAATGCTAAAGGGAATACTGGTGGTGCTCCAAAAGGAAACAGAAATTCTGTGCGGACAGGTGAATATGAATCTATCATGTTCGATTATATGGACGACACAGAAAAGGAGCTCTTTGAACAGATTGAGACCGACCCGCTCTATCAAATTGAATTGACCATACGTGAGCTTAGTATTCGAGAGCGGCGCATGATGCATAGGATCATGAAGTATGAAAATGGTTTAACCGATAATCAGCGGCGCGTACTTCAGCAACTTAGGAAGACAAAAGACGTTGCACCATCCACAAGTGAGAATGGTGTTGTCAAATACGTTCCGATTATCAATGAACGTCTTGTAGTCACTGAAGTCGAAGAAACCCAATTACCTGTGATTGACCGCATCCTAGAAATAGAGGAAGCATTGACGCGAGTAACAGACAAGCGTCTTAAAGCCATTAGGCAGAAACACGACATTATGAAAACTATGTCAGAGCATGAATTGAGACTCAGAGGTCTTGATCTTGCAAACCGAACGAGAGAGGCAGAGCTGGAGCGGATCACCGCACGTCCTGTTGATGATTCTGTACAAATAACAATTAAGCGGAAGAATAAAGGTGATGACTGATGGTTCAAATGATGGAGAAGGAAGTCAATCCACATTTTGAGGACTTTCTTTTTGATTGGGATCAGAAGTTTCAATTCTTGGTGGGCGGTTACGGCTCCTCCAAAAGCTATCACATTGCCCTGAAACTCATCTTAAAGTTGCTAGATGAAAAGAGAACAGCCCTTGTGATTCGTGAAGTCTATGACACACACAGGGATTCAACCTTTTCGCTGTTTGAAGAGATCGTGAATGATCTTGGACTCGATCATGTCATTCAGTGCCGGACATCACCGCTTATGCTTAAATTTCACAACGGCAGCCGGATCATCTTCAAAGGGTTGGACAAGCCAGCCAAGCTAAAGTCGATCAACAACATCTCGATCATATGGATTGAGGAATGTTCCGAGGTTAAGTATGAGGGATTCAAGGAGCTGCTTGGTCGTTTGCGTCACCCGACTATGGATTTGCACATGATTCTATCAACGAACCCTGTCGGGCAGGATAATTGGACATACCGTCACTTCTTTAAGGATGATCAAAACAACCGCTTTATCCTGGATGATGAAAGGTTATACAAAGAGCGAACGATCGCAATCAACGATACGTACTATCATCATTCTACAGCTGAAGATAACTTGTTCCTTCCTAAAAGCTATGTCAAGCAGTTGGATGAGCTGAAAGAATACGATCCCGACCTTTATCGAATTGCCCGAAAAGGTCATTTTGGCATAAATGGAATTCGTGTTCTTCCACAATTCGAGGTGCAGCCACATGAAGATGTGATGCTGGCCATCTCAAATATTAATCGTCCTTTGCTTAGAGCCGGTATGGACTTTGGTTTCGTTGATTCATATAACGCTGTTGTAAGGTTGGCTGTAGATCACGAGAAGAAGTATCTATATATCTATTGGGAGTATTACGATCGCGGTAAAACTGATGATGTCACAGTTGAGGACTTGAAAGAGTTCATTGAAACAAAAGAGCTGATAAAGGCAGACAACGAACAAAAGACAATCGCATATTTCCGCAAGATGGGATACAACATGGTGCCGGCTCATAAGTTCCAGGGATCACGCTTGCAGTATACCAAGAAGATCAAGCGGTTTAAGAAGATCATTTGTTCCGACTCGTGCAAAAACACGATCTATGAGCTTCAGCCGCTCACATACAAAACAGACAAGAACGGTAACATCATAGAAGACGAGTTTAAGATTGACCCTCATACTTTTTCAGCTATCTGGTATGCGTTAGATGATTATGAGGTCACTGACCTGAAAGAGAAACCAAAAGAGCGGACACGCCCGAACAGAGAAAGGAGGTCACGCTGATGAAAACGGTCAGAGCAACAGTGATGAAAGCAAATGTGTCTGAAACCACTAGGCAGATATATCAGGATGGATTTAATTACGATATAGATGATGTGATCGAGCCGCCATACAATATCCAAGAACTCAAACAAATGGCCGAGTATTCTACCATTCTTCAGCAATGTATTGATGCGTACAAAACGAATATTTTAGGCTTTGGCTTGGGAGTTGAATACACTTTCGACTTTAATGCTGAGAATGCACCAGAGGAAAAGAAAAAGGCAGCTGAGAAAGAATGGACAAAACTCGAAGAGTTCGCAAGATATATGAACTATGATGAATCAGCCGAAGTGGTTCTAGGGTATGTGATAGAAGACCGAGAGAAAACAGGTAATGGATTTGTGGAAGTGCTTCGAGAAGGTACAGGGAAGCCTGCAGGTATTGAGTACCTGGATGCACAATACTTACGAGTTTGTAAGCTGAGCGATCCTGTTGATGTCGAATTCCGATACACAGAAAATGGCCAAGTCAAGTCATTGCAACGGAAGAAGAGATTCAGGAAGTATGTGCAGCAGGTCAACACTAAAAAAGTTTTCTTTAAGGAATACGGTGATCCAAGAACGATGAATGCTGCTACGGGAGAATACAGCGAAGATACCCCTTCTAATCACATAGCAAGCGAAGTCATTCACTTCAAGATCGGCAGCGGTACATATGGTGTTCCCCGCTGGATTGGTAACATCGTCAATATGTATGGAGCCCGCAAAGCTGAAGAGCTGAACTATCTGTACTTTAAACAAGGTCGTCATGTGCCGGCCGCTATCACAGTGGAAAATGGCATGCTGTCTGAATCCTCGTACGAACAGTTGCAGGAATACATGAACGGCATCGAGGGATCAGACAATGCACATAAGTTTCTTTTGTTGGAAGTCGAAGGGATTCCCAAAAAGGATGAGATATCGAACGATGAAGAGCCGGCGAATGTAAAGGTGGATATAAAATCACTTGCCGAGATTCTTCAGGAGGATGCGCTGTTTCTTGAATACGACGAGAAGACGAGAAACAAGATACGTTCTTCTTTCCGTCTGCCGCCGATCTACACAGGCGAATCACAGGATTATAACAAGGCTACAGCTGATACCGCTCGAAAGACAACGGAAGAACAGGTATTTCAGCCAGAAAGAATGATCATCACTGGCAAGCTCAATACACTCTTTCTTCCTGATCTTGATCTCTGGCATGTGCGGCTCATTTTGAATGGTCCTGACTTTCGTGATCCGCTCGAAATCGCAAAGGTTCTTACACCTTTCATTCAAGCAGGAGCGGTTTCGCCAAACGACCTGCGTGATCTAGCTGGTCGTATTCTTGGGAAAACATTAGAAGAATGGCCAGAGGAAGAATATCACCGACCAATTGAAGCGAAGCCAAAGGCATCAACTAGCTTGCTTGATACGGTGTTTCAGAAGTCAGCAGGTTCTCAGAATGAATTGGTATCGATCCTTAAAGACCTTAGGGATGAACTAGAGGAGATCCGCAAATGAGCAAGATCGGTCAGCTGATAAAAAACATCAATGCCTTTGTGCAAAAAGCGGAGTCGGATGAGGTCGAGGAACTCAAAGCGGCGGTGGCTGATTTCCCCGAACTACAAGACATTCCATCTTTAGTGGAGGAATACGAAAAAATCACCGCTAAATTGTTCAGATTGCAACGCAGGACGTTTTTAAATGCACTGAATGGTTTTATATCCAAGGACGATTCGGAGACGTTAGAATCAATTCTAGCGTTTTTTAATAATGATCTATTCACTTCAGATGAGTTTGCAGAGCTGTTCGGAAAAGAAACGGCCATATTTTTGACGCTAACCGTCACGCAGCTGGCCGAGAAGATTATGCATTCCATTGATGCAGATATTCCGTTCAAGGTGCTTTCTGAGAAAACTGAACAGTGGATTGAATCATGGTCGCAGGAATTAGCGCAGCTGATGAAGCTGAATACTCATACAGCCATTGAGCAAACGCTGAAGGATGGCATTAATCAAGGACGTTCTATCCAGGAGATTGAATTGGAGCTGAAGGACCTTCCTGAATTCAGCCGGAAGCGCGCACGTGTGACAGCTGTAACTGAAGTGTTGACCGCTTCTTCTGTTGCTCAACATGAATCATATGTACAATCTCCAGCTGTAACGGGGAAGAAGTGGAAGCACAGTGGAGGGAAAAAGAATCAGTCAAGAGAAAGTCACGTGCAGCTCGATGGAACGATCATTCCTCTCGATGAAGAATTTGAAATACCAGGTAGCGGGGAACGGTGCATGTTTCCGAGAGATACCCAGCTCACGCCAAAAGAGCGAGTAAATTGTCATTGTGCTGTTGGTCCTGTGGTTGATCCTGTTATTCTTGGTTTGTCAGCTGAAGAAAAAGAAGAGATTAGACAAGCAGTTTTGAAAGGAGGTGAATGAATTGCCACGGGAATTGATAAATGCAAAGATCACACACGTTTCATACGTGGATAAGGCTGCTAATCAAAAGCAGTTCTTTTTTATGAAATCAGAAAAGCAGCCAGACTTTCAAAAAGAGATCAAGGTCATTGCGAAGGCTGATGATGCGCAGCGTCTTGTGTACGGTATTGTATACGAACCAAACGTAGCGGATGCACATGGAGATTACATGACACCGGCGGAGATTGAGAAAGCCGCTCATGGGTTCCTGAAGGATGCACGTGAGATCGACAAGCAGCACGACTTCCAAGGCGGTGTTGGGGAAGTCGTCGAATCTTATATCGCTCCTTCTGACTTTGAAATGGGCGATGAACTGATTCAAAAAGGATCGTGGGTTCTTGTGACGAAGGCTTCCGATGAAATTTGGGAACAGATTCAAAAAGGCGAGATCACCGGATATTCAATGGCCGGAACAGCGGATATAGGAAAACAAGAGGATCACAAGCAAGCTTCTGATGAGAGGGGGCTTTTTTCTTTGCTCAAAAACTTCTTTCTTAAAGGAGAAGTAAAGAACCGATACGACAAAGGCCGCATGCGTCGTGAGTTTTGGGCGGCACAAGAGGCGCTGAATTCCGTTTTGTATAAATGGGGTTCTTACGACGATGGAGACTTGGAGACTGATCCTGAAAAGGTGAGGGCAGCACTGCAAGATTTTGTGGAAATCACAGAAGAGATTTTGCTTACTGATGACTTGGCGGGGATCCAAACTGACCCACCTAAAGAAGTAGCAAAAGCTGGCCGAAAGTTTTCAGCTGCTAACTTAACTGAATTGAAAAATGCAAGAGCCGCTATAGACAGCTTATTAAGTCAAGCGGAAGAGAAGGAGGAAGAAGAAGTGAACAAAGAAGATCTGCAAAAGATGCTAGATGAAACAATTGCACCGGTTGTAAAGCGTCTAGATGACCTTGAAAAAGGCGAAGGCGAGCAGCAACCTGATCCGCAAGAAAAACAAATTGATGAAGAGGTCGCAAAAGAAATGGCCGCAGCTGTAGAAAAGGCAATGGCTCCAGTTGTTGAAAGAGTCGAAGCCCTTGAAAAAGCACGTCCGCAAGGTAATGGCGTAGAGGATGCGCAACAACAAGACTTGCAAAAATCTGAAACGGTATGGGACGGCTTGCTTTAAGCCGAGAAAAAGGAGGAACTAGAGTGAGAAATCAAGAGGTAATTAACAAAGCGGAAGTGACGCTTGCGACTTTAAAAACAGGCGGTCTCATGAATCCAACCCAATCTAGCACATTTATTCGTATGGTACAAAATGCACCAACACTGCTACAAGATGCACGTGTTATTCCAATGGATAGTGATGCACAAAAAATCGAAAAAATCGGTTTTGGTCAGCGGATTCTTCGTCCTGGTCAAGAAGGTGTAGGTTTAACTAATGAGCAAAAGACTGCGCCAACAACAAGCACTGTGGAGCTTAATGCAAAAGAAGTCATCGCTGAAGTAAATATCACATATGATACGTTGGAGAACAACATTGAAGGTGATAATTTACAGAATACCATCATGCAAATGTTGGCGGAACGAGCGGCAGTAGACATTGAAGAATTAATCTTAAATGGTAATACAGCGTCATCTGATGCTTACCTTGCTCAGCTAGATGGTATTCGTAAGCAAGCAACATCTCATATCGTAGATGTAGCTGGTGAACCACTTACTCGCCAAGTATTCAAACAAGGATACAAAGCTGTTCCATCTAAATATTTGCGTATTCCGCAAGAGTTCCGTTTTTACACGTCTCCAGGACAAGAAGTCGAGTGGAAAGACAAAGTAGCGGATCGTCAAACGAATCTAGGGGATGCAGCTGTACAAGGTGGACTTTCTTCTGCATTCGGTGTTCCAGTCAAAGGTATTGCAAACATGCAGCCATATGAAATGGGAGAGGACGGCACAGATGTTTCGGACATCTTATTGACTCATCCAAAAAACATTATTCTTGGCTTCTCTCGTAACATCCGCATTGAAGTTGAAAAGGACATCCGCAGACGTAAATTCATCATTGTGTTGACTGCGAAGCTCGACAGCAAATTTGAGGAAGAGGATGCTGTTGCTAAGATCATCAAGGTCAAGGAGTGATCAATGTGTATTCAGTGGTTTTGATCAAGGGAAAGACATACGCTGTGATGGGGCATGTCTTTCTTGTTAACCAAGTTAAGGATGTTGAGAAAAAAGTTTTTCAATATCTCGATGGCAATGAGTTTTTCAATTGTACAGAAGTGAAAGCTCCTGTTGATGATCCAAAAACGGATGAGCCGGTGAAAGAGGAAGAAGAACCGGTACAAGAAGCAAAAACCTACACTGAAACTGAATTGAAGGGCATGAACAAAACTGAACAAGAAGCCATTATTATTGATCTTGGCGGCGATCCGTCTCAACTCAAAGATAAGAGTGAAAGAATTGCCTTCATCCTCGATCATCAACAGCAACAAGAAAAAACAGGAGAGTAAGGCTGATGCTGATCTCTCCTAAAGATGTTAGGGCATATACAGTCTTTGAATCTGTGAAAAACCGTTCTGACGAACTCTTAATCAGTGACATCATTGAGGCTGAAGCTGAAGTATTTCAGATCGTAGGTCATGATTTCTCAAACGAAAAATATCAGCCACTTCCTGAAAAGGTGAAGATCGCATTGATTAAAATGGCGCAGTTCTTCGCACTGATCAACGGGGATGAATCAATCATAAAGGGTTATAAATCTGAAAAGATTGGTGACTATTCATATACCTTGGTAGATGGTAACGCCATATCAAAACCAGATGTGTATAACCTGTTGATAGATTTCATTGAGCCGGTAGTAGCGCCAGAAGATCAAGGCAGCGTCAAATTAAGGTTGAGATCGCTATGAGCTATCAATCGTTATTAACGGATCGATGCGATATATATCACTTGCAAACAGAGCAGCTGTCAAAAGATCGCTATGGAATACCTGTCCAAGATGCGCAGCCAATCTTTTCATATCCTGATGAGCCTGATCAAGTTGCGCAGCCATGTTATTTTACGGAGAAAAACCAATCCATCACACAGCAGGAGCCAAACGCAACCATTCATCAATCGTACCTTGTTCATTTTCCTAGTAATGCTGATGTCCGAATAAATGACAAAGTAGTATGGGAAGGCATTACTTTGAAACTGCAAAAGCCTAGGAAGATCAAAAACCATCATATCGAGGTGGTGGCCATGAGGAGTGAAAGCCTATGAGGATTGATGGATTGGATCAGTTCATTGAGGATTTAAATGCAGCTGTTAATGGCGGCTTGCAAGCAGAATATGAAGAATGGTTGGAAGCGATGGGTTATGAGTTCCTAGACATCGTTCAAGATGAAGTTATCCGTACAAAAACAGTAGATGCTCGCCGCTTGCTCAACTCATTCCAAAAAGGAGATCAAGAAAACGTATTTTCTATGAGCAGTGGCGGTCTCACCCTAGATGTAGGGACCAACTTGGAATACGCATCATACACAAACGATGGTCACTTTACCATTGATCCCTCCAAGAATCAGGACAGACGTTGGGTTCCTGGTAGGTGGGTTGGTGACCGCTTTGAATACGATCCAAACGCTGAAACAGGAATGCTTTTAAAGTTCCAGTGGGTTGAGGGCAGCGGCTATTGGGATAATGCTCTAAACATCTTCGGGCAGATGTTTGAACAATCACTAGATCGCAAGCTGCAACAATGGATTGATCAACAATTTGGGCGGTGATGGAATGAATCAAGAAGTCGGCGCCATCATGCATTATTGTTACAAGCATTTTTCAGTGAAAGTATACGAAAAGGAGATTCCGGAACAGTTTCAAATTCCTTCAATGTACTTTCCTGCTGCATCGACCAACACAGGAAACGATACTGTTTCAACGTTTCTTAAAACATATACACTTAATATCAAAGTGTTTCATAAGGATTCTGGTCAAGCTCATGATGCGGCTGAATCAATTGTGGATGCATTATCAGCAGACCGCAATATCATTCAAATGATCAGTGAAGATGGAGAACCGCTCGATCAATATGTTCGCATTAAGAGAGCGGAAACAAGGATTGCTGATCAAGGCGTGGCAACAATTGTCCTCACATGGGATAGTGCCTATTGGTACAACAGAGACGCGCAGCCAAGCCTTGACGACATAAATTTTTCAGACGGGGTGATCAAACGTGAGCAAGACTAAAAATGAATCACAGGTGAAAGAAGAGAAAGCCGCTCCGGTTCTTCCTAAAGAAGCAGCATTTTCATTTGAAGCCTTGAAAGAGCACAGCAAGGAATTGTTTGGCGTAAAGCCTGAAATCCTTGAAGGTGCTCTTTTTTATATCAAAGATCAACCAATTACAAAAACAGAAGCAAAGAAGCAGATTGAGGCTTTTTTGTCTAAGGAGGTTTAAGCATGAACGGAGGCACATTTACACCAGGTACAGAGAAAAAGCGTCCTGGTATCTACTTCAATTTCAAAACCACAGCACAGCAACGTATCACGCTAGGTAATCGCGGCACCGTTGCACTTCCGATTACGATGAGTTGGGGAGAGCCTAAGACGTTCATCTCTATTTCAGGAATCGAGGACTTAAATAAAAAAGTCGGATTAAACATCGATGACAAGTCACTGCTTCTTTTCCGAGAAGCGAAGAAAAAAGCACAAACAGTTCTTTTATATCGATTGAATGAGGGCGAACCTGCAAAGGCTCAGATCAGCGAGAATTTCAACGTTCTTGCCAATTATGGCGGACAGAAAGGTAATGAGGTCACGATCCAAGTCACTGAAAACGTATTGGATAGCTCCAAGCGTGATGTGGTGACTTACGTTGGTACAGACATTGTCGATAAGCAGGTTGTCACTGATGTCAAAGAGCTGAAGCAAAACAAATATGTTTCGTTCTCTGGTGAAGGTGAAGTGACAATCACAGCTGGCGTAACACTAAGCGGTGGGAAAAACGGTGTGCCAAGCGTGGCAGATTACACAGCATTTCTTGAAGCAGCTGAAACAGAATACTTTGACGTGATCGCGCTGCCTAATAACACTAGCGAGCAGTTAAAAGCAACATTTGTGGCTTTCATCAAGCGGCTGCGTGATGATCAAGGGCGTAAGGTGCAAGGTGTTTTACCGAACTATGCAGCTGATCACGAGGGAATTATCAATGTCACAAGCGGTGTTCTGTTAGAAGACGGCACAGAGATTACGCCAGCCAAAGCAACTGCATGGGTTGCCGGTGCATCTGCAGGTGCAAACTTCAATCAGTCATTAACCTTTGTAGAATATGAAGGGGCTGTGGATACCTTAGAGCGTCTTGATAATGATCAAGTGGAATACCGCTTATCACAAGGTGAATTCTTGTTCACGTTTGATGCTCGTGATCGCTCAGTGAGCGTTGAGAAGGACATCAACTCTCTGACAAGTTATACAACCGAGAAAAACAAGACATTCGGTAAAAACAAGATCATTCGAGTGCTTGATGCGATCAACAACGATCTCACTCGTGAATTGAAGAATCTGATTAAATTACGCAAAGCCAACGGGAATGACATTCCGGCATCTGATGATGGTTTGCAGCTGGTGAAAACTCTCATCACGCAATATCTTACGCAGCTGCAAGACGGATCTGGAATCACTGGCTTTGATTCTGAGACCGACATCATGATCGCTTTAAATGAAGATCGTGACGGTTTCTTGATTGATCTAGCTGTTCAACCAGTTGATGCAGCTGAAAAATTCTATTTCAATGTAGAGGTGAAATAAGATGGCTTTTAAAGCGCAGAATACCATTTCAGGTAAGGAAGGGCGTCTTTTCCTCGATGGTGAGGAAATGGCGTTCATCAAAACGTTTGAAGCAAACGTGGAGAAGAATAAATCAGAGGTCAATGTCATGGGTCGCCGTATGACGGGTCATAAGACAACCGGTGCGAATGGTACTGGCACAGCGACTTTCTATAAAGTCACATCACGTTTCGTTCAGTTGATGTTGAATTACGTGAAGAAGGGGCAAGATCCGTACTTCACCATTCAAGCTGTTCTGGATGACAAATCATCTGGCCGCGGCACCGAGCGCGTCACATTGTTTGATGTGAACTTTGATTCAGCTAAAATTGCTGGGCTCGATGTAGATTCGGAAGCACTTGAAGAAGAGGTTCCTTTCACGTTTGAGGACTTTGATCTTCCTGAGAAGCTGAAGGATTCTTTCTAAGAAATGTGGAGGAAATTAGCTAATTAATTAGCAAAATAAAAACCGAATATGCTATAATGCAAAGAGAATGCTCAGAGCATTCCGATACAAAATTATGTTTACATGCAAAGCAATTTGCATAAAATAAAAAGAAGCCAGGATGCGACAACATCCCGGCAATGTACAATGAGGCCCTTCAAGGGGCTGGCTTATCAATCTGATAGTATTAAGGATAGACTTTCCCTTTTACCTACCACAGCTCAAGGGGAGTCTATTTTTTATTTATATACGTCAACAAAGCAAGGATAAACATCCCGAATAAAAGCATTAGGGAAATCGCTTGGAACGTTGACATGAGCATCACCCCCTTCCTATCGGGGATGAGCCAGACACCCTTGAGCAAGCCGTTCAATTGTACGAATTATATTATACATGAAAAGATTGGAAAGCACATTCAAAAATGGATGTGCTTTTTGTATTCGAAAAAAACAAATCAAAGGGAGTTTTTAAACATGAGCGAAAAACAAACAAACAACACATATGATCTTTCATTCTTTATGCCAGGACAAACAACAGAAGCGGAAGAAGTCAAATCCATTATCTCAAAGCGTTTCGTTGACAAAGAAGGTAAAGTGATTCCATTCGTATTCAAAGCGATCACAACAGAGCGCATCGATGAACTGGAGAAAGAAAACACGACTTTCAAAAATGTTAAAGGTCGTGGACGTGTGAAAGACTTGGATTCCCAACGATTCTACGCACGTATCGCGGTTGAATCAACCATTTACCCAGACTTCAAATCAAAAGAACTTCGTGAAGCATACAGCACACAAGATCCAGTCGAAGTGGCAAAGCGTGTCCTATCTGTCGGCGGTGAATATGCGAACTGGTTAAACAAAGCCATTGAGGTCAACGGATTTGAAGATGAAATTGAAGATTTAGAAGAAGCAGCAAAAAACTAATAAAAGACGGGGACAAAGAGGCTGTGTATCTGTATTACTGCATGCATGAGCTTCATTACTCCCCGTCTGAACTCTTAGATTTATACGAATCACCAAGACCATTCAAATCATTCCTATTTGGACTCATCAGGCACAAACTAGAGGTTCTTGAAAAAGAAGCAAAGAAAGGGGGATAAGACATGGCTCATTTGACTGCTCGGTTTGATTTACAAGACCGAATCACGCGTAAATTGCGTTTGATCAGAGGAGATATGGAACGCCTTGATAGATTGCGCCGCAGATCAGAGCGGCCAATCACATTGAGAGTGCGGGACAATGCCACGATTGCATTAAGACGTGTGCAGCGTTTCGTATTGCGTGATCTTGCTCGAACTTATCAGCTCACATTGGATGTCAATGATCTGGCCACAAAGGCGTTGAAAAAGTTCAACGGTTTCATACAACGTAAGATGCCGCGTACTCATAGCATCCTGATGCGCATTAAGGATCAGGCAACACCAGGGCTGGTCAGGCTGCGTCGTTATATCTATCGCAATTTGGGCAAAGTTCAGCAATTTACCATAGCCGTATATGATCGGGCATCTGCAAGCATTAGGCGCATAGCATCATATGCAGCTCGTCAACTAGGTCGTGGATATAGCTATACAATCAGAGCGGTCGATATGGTTCGTAATACAGTCAGCCGTATAGCGTCTTATACAAGGAACACGTTAGGGACTGAATACAGGGTGGCGATCAATGCGATAGACCGATTCACCGCTCCGGTACGTGGAGCTGTCTCATTTGCAAATACCCATTTGGGACGGACTTACACAACCACAATCAAGGTTCTTGATCTTATCACAAAGCCATTGAGAGGGATCGTGTCAGCTGTCACCAGTACGCTTGGTTTGCTTGGAGTCGGTGCCGGTGCAACAGGCGGTATTGTCGTACCGCTCAAAATGGTTGCGGATCGCCAGAACATGACCACTGCGTTTGAAACTCTCTTAGGTAGTAGAGGGAAAGCAGATGCACGACTAGACGAGCTGACAGCCTTTGCTGGTCAAACGCCATTTACACGTGACGAGATATTTGAGTCAAGTCGTGTCCTTCAAGTATTCACAGGGAACGCTCTATCGACTACAGAAGGCATGAAGCTAGTCGGGGACGTTGCTGCAGGTGTTCAGCGGCCATTCTCTGAAGTTGCGCTATGGATGGGGCGTTTATATGACGGGATTAAATCGGGGCGTCCTATCGGTGACGCAACGGCAGCTCTGCAAGAAATGGGGGCGATCTCTGGTGATGCCAGAGGTAAGCTCGAAAAACTTGCAAAGAGCGGTAAAGACATAAAGCAAACTTGGCCGGAAGTAACGAAGGAATTTGGCAAATACAACGACATGATGATCAAAATGTCCGACAACCTGGCCAACTTATTCCTTGGTGTCAAATCATTTATCAACAACTCTATTTTGATGCCTTGGGGTAAAGGACTTGCAGCTGCGTTCCAACCTGCACTAGAAGCATTTAGAACGTGGCGTGGGGAATACTCCTTTGTACTGACTGATCTATCAAACAAAGCTGAAAAGGCGGGCAAGAAATTTGCTAACAGCTTCCTTGATCCGACCAAAAGTGTATTCGGATTTATTGGAGATCAATTTAAGATTTTGTTCCCTGGAGAAAAACTCTCCAAGAAGCAAATGAAAGAACTGAAGGTCAAATTTAAGGATAATCCCAAATTAAAAAAGCACTTTGATCAGCTTGAGAAATATCGTGATATGAGCTTTGAGACAAGGTGGAAGCTCGTCCTTGATAACACGAAAGATGTTTTCGGAGCGTGGTGGGAGAAGACTGGGAAACCAGGTCTTTTCAAAATGGCCGAGAATGTCGGTAAGACTTATGGTGGCATCATAAACGGTGTGATCAACGGTCTACTTGGTATTGATGACAAATCGACGGATGATTCTTTCGTAGACGCCGGGGCAAAGGCAGGAAAGATATTCATTGAATCATTTTTAGAAGCCCTTGATCCTGCACAATTAGGCATTCGTATCACTAAGAAGATCGGTGAGATCAACTTGAATGCCCTTACTGGTGAAGGGTCAATTGCTGGGGCCTTGATTGCCAATGCATTTGCACTCGCATTCCTTGGAAAAGTGGCCACTTTATTAAAGCCGCTTAAATCCATTCTTTCAGGAGCCTTTGCTGTATACAAATGGGGCAAAGGTTTAAGAGGAGGATTGGGAGCAGGAACAAGCGGTGGTGTAATTGGCGGAGCTGGAGGAGCAGGACGACCACCGAGGAATCCACAACCACCTGTTTATCGTCAACCTTGGATCAATAGAGGTGAGCCGGTACAACCAACGACAATGCCAAATCAGGGACGTGGAGGCGGTGGATTCTTGGGTAAAGTCGGTAAAGGTGCAAAGAGCATCGGAAAACGTATTCCTATTATCGGGACAGCTATAGCAGCTACAGAACTGATCGGCATCAACAATGACAATAAAGGTGAAAAGATCGGTGGTTTTGCTGGGAATCTAGGCGGCGGTATCGGTGGAGCTGCACTGGGTACATTGATCGCGCCTGGAATTGGAACAGCGATCGGTGGAGTATTAGGCAGCATCTTCGGTGGTGATCTAGGTAACTGGATCGGTAAGATGTTTGATGACGGAACCATCAAGAAGAAATGGGATGAGCTTGTCAAAGGTGCAGAGAATGCAGTCCAATGGATTAAAGAAACATGGTCCACCGTTTCCGATTGGTTCAATGATAATGTTCTAACTCCTGTTACAACGTTCTTCAGTGACACATGGAACTGGATCACAGAGAAATGGGGTCAGCTTTCTTCATGGTTCAATGATAATGTGTGGCTGCCGATTTATAACTTTGCAGTACCAATCATCAACTTTGTGGTTGGTGTTTTTGTCGTGGCATGGGAATTGATTAGTACCGTATGGGGAGCTGCATCAACGTGGTTTATGGAAAATGTATGGGAGCCATTTGGTCAATATGCAGTAGAGGCCGTCGGAGTGATATGGAACAAACTTGTTGATACATGGAATTGGATTCAGGAGACTTGGAGTACATTTTCTGCTTGGTTTAATGAAAATGTATGGGAGCCATTTAAACTATACGCACTTCCAGCGATCATGATTGTGTGGGTGTTGTTTAAAAATACGTGGAATTGGATTCAGGAGACTTGGGCAACACTATCAACTTGGTTTGATGAAAACGTCTGGCAACCGTTTAAAACATATGCTTTGCCAGCCATCATGTTTATCTGGACCCAATTTAACAGTACGTGGAACCGGATTAAAACATCATGGGTGGTGCTCTCAACATGGTTTGATGAGTATGTGTGGCAGCCATATAAAAAGTATGCAGAGCCAGCGATTACCTTCGTGTGGGAAAAATTTGATGAAGCATGGAAAACGATCAAGGGTATCTGGAAAGCAGTGAGCGGATGGTTTGAAGAGAAAGTGTTTAATCCATTGAAAAAACATGCTGATACTCTAAAAACAACGTGGGAAGGTATTTTTGGTGTTGTTGGGGATGTAGTCGGTAAAATCAAAGAAACCACCGGAAATGTATTTAAAATGTTTGAAAAAAAAGGTGAAGAAAAAACCGGTTGGAAACCTACACCTAAAGGGAAGGAAGAGAAAACAGCAAACAACGCCACCGGTGGTTATATCACAAAACCAACACTTTCATGGATCGGCGAGGCTGGGAAAGAGTTTGTCATCCCGACTGAAAACAACAAAGGCAGAGGGAAAATGTTGCTTGCACAAGCAGCTTCTCATCTTGGAATGTCTGTTATGCCAAACGGTGCTTCACCAATTTCTCAAGCTGGTTCATCTTCTCCTATGAGACCGGCTGCTGCCTCATCAGTTTCCACTTCTGCAAGTGGATCGGTATCAATTGGGGAGACCGGCAACGCATCAAAATACGGGGAGCAGTTTAGCACTGACTTTGAAAAAGGTTTAAACAGCAAAGTCGTTTCACTTGAACAGTGGAAACAAACTAATATCAAGCAACCATTTACTCAAATTCAAGCATCAACACCGCTTTATGGTGTGCAAACTGTCACCGGCTTTGCTGCAGGTCAAAACATGACACCAACTGGCACAGGTCAATTCTTAGATCAAAATGTAAGGCAACCTTTCTTATCCGCTCGCCAAGAGTCACCTACCTGGGGAGCTGGACTGATTGACGCATTTAATAGCGGTATGAGGTCAAAAGGAAGTGAAGTCACACAAGCCGCCAAAGAAATGGCGAAGAAAGTAGAGCAGGCGTTTAGAGAGGAATTAGACATTCATTCTCCTTCACGTGTCATGATGAGTCTTGGAAAATTCGCATCGATCGGTGTCGTCAAAGGTCTTGATTCAGTTGACGTGAAGAAATTCGCAGAGAATCAAGCCGGTTCCTTAATCGGTGCCTTCAGCGGTATGGGGGCTTCAGGTCTTAGTGTACAGCAATGGCTCATGGCAGCTCTGATGGCAACTGGCACATCGATGAGCTGGCTTCCAGGTCTTATGACAATCGCTCAGCACGAATCAAATGGAAACCCAAGAGCAATCAACTTATGGGATTCCAACGCCAAGAAGGGAACGCCTTCTAAAGGGTTAATGCAGACCATTGGACCGACGTTTAATTCTAATAAAGGCAAAGGGATGAATGACATTTGGAACCCAATTCATAATGCCGTAGCAGCCATTAACTACATTAAGGGCAGATATGGAACAGTATTCAACACGCCAGGATTACGAAGTATGAGAAACGGTGGAGCATATAAGGGTTATGCAAACGGTGGTCTAATCACGCAAGAGCAGGTTGCTAGAGTCGGTGAAGGAAACAAGCGTGAATGGATTATTCCAGAAGAGCGCGGCATACGTGGCCGCTACTTGTTGGCCCAAGCTGCACAGGCTTTAGGAATGGACGTATATGATCCGGCCACCGCTTCATCATCTGAGCTTTCACAAGGTCAGGTGCAAACAGTAACAGCTGGCACAGCAAATGCACCGTCTGCTTCTGGTGGATCAAAACAAGTCATCATTAATTTTAATGGTGAGCAGCATTATCATAATGGTCAAGATGAAGATTCACTTGTTGAAAAGATCAAACAGATGTTGGTTGATGAATTAGAAAATGAAATCAACACAGGAACGAAGGGAGTCGTGATTGATGGCTAAATCAAAATATCAATTGTGGATTTCTCAAGGGAAGGACAAACTGCGATTCCCTGTTCTTCCTGAAAAATTAGAACTCAATAACAACGTACAAAATGAATCTATCAAAGTATCAAAATTTGGCGAGCTCACATTCTTGGATGTACCAGGAGCTCGTCAAATTTCATTTACAGCCTTTTTTCCAAAGAAGTATACACCTATCGCTGAATATAAAAGCATTCCTTCACCAGAGAATGCGATCGCCAAAATAGAGCGATTCATGAAATCAAAAAAACCTGTACGCTTTATTGTCACAGGGACAAAAATAAATATGCAATGTAGCGTAGAGAGTTTTAACCATAGCGAAGGTACTTATGATGTTGGTGATCGAGAATTCACGCTGCAGTTGAAAGAATACAAAACCGCATCACCTAGAAAAATCAAACGAAAAGCCAAAAAGAGCAGTAAAAAACGCAGCTCAAAAGGCGCACCAAAAGTGTACACCGTTAAAAAGGGTGATACATTGTGGGATCTTTCTGGCCGCTTCTATGGGGATAGCACAAAATGGCGGCGCATTTGGAATGCGAATAAAGCCGCGATGATCAAACGGAGTAGGCGCAATATTAGACAACCAGGGCATTGGATTTTCCCTGGTCAAAAATTAAAAATACCACAATAGGGGGGCTGACATTGATTGAGCTTTTTGCCATCAGAAGCGGCACCATGTACGAGCTTGTGACAGAAAGTGTGACACTTCGGGGGCAAAGGTATCAGGCCCCCCGCTCAATACAAGCAACGATCGTGACTAAACAGGGTTCTCAAAAGTATTACAGCATCAAAGAGGGTGACACTGTTCTTTTTAAATGGAAAGGAAAAGAACTCTTTCGAGGAACAGTATTTGCAAGAACGCCGAAGGACGAAAAGCTCACTTTTACTGCTTATGACATGCTTCAGTATTTGGTGAAGAACCAGGATGTGTATGTATTTGCAAATAAGAGAGCTGATCAGATAATGAAGCGGCTTGGTCAAGATTTTCAGATCCCGATGACGTCGATTGCTAACACTGGCCATGTCATTAAATCACTTGTATTCAAAAACGATACAAGCCTGTATGACATCATCTTGCAGGCTCTAAGGGAAACAAAGAAACAAACAGGACGTAACTATCAAATCTATTCTGCTAAAGGCAAGATGGGGCTGAGAGCATGGCCTGATCCGTCTGAAGTATGGGTCATTGAATCAGGCGTGAATCTCATTGATTATCAGTACAGCACATCCATCGAAGAAACGGCCACACGTGTGAAGATGAGAGCAACACACGTGGAAAAAATTAAGGTGCTGAAGAAGGAAAAAAAGAAATCTAAGACCACTGACAAAGATATAGAAAAAGATAAGAAAACGACCAAACCAACCAAACCAACCAAACCAACAAAGCCAAAGAAGCCAAAGATGGTCACGCAAAAGAAAGAAATTGAAATGCTGGCTGTGGCGAATGATAGTGCTGCAAGAAGAAAATATGGCATCCTGCAGCACGTTGAAAGAGTGTCAGGAGAAATCAACCAAGCACAGCTACAAAAGCGGGCTGATGTTCGTCTCTCACAGAAAAAGGGTGTGAAAAAAGAACTGAAAAGCATTCAAGCTCTAGGTATTCCTGGATTACAAAGCGGCATGCCTGTTCGGATCATCATTCCGGATATCGGCATCAAGAAAACGTACTGGATCGATCAAGACAGCCATGAATTTAAAGGAACCAAACACACCATGACGATCGATGTCGTTGAGAAAAATTCCATCCCAACGGGGAACCAATCATGAAACTAAGTGAGGCAATTAAGCGATTGGCCGTCAATGCCGTGGATGCACAATCGCCAACTGACTTGATACTTGGTGATGTGGTGTCTGTTTCCCCTCTTAGCGTTCGACTCAATGAGAATGACAAACTCATCATTCCTGAAGAACTTCTCATCTGGCCAGCCCGCTTAGACGAGGGAGAAGATGATGAGCTAGAAGAAGGCGATAGTATCATGGTCCTTGCGATGTCAGGGGGCCAGACGTTTTACATCTTAGATAAAGTAGTAGTAGGAGGTGGTTCATAATGGCTCTTTCACCTGAAGAAGAAATTGAAGATTTTGAGGAAGATGAAGAGGATATTGTTGAACCTTCGACTACCTACCGAATCGACTTTGAGTCTGGCCGTTTAACCAATGAAAAGATTAATGGTCTTGATGCTATTCGACAATTCGTCTATATGGCTTTGCGTACGGAACGATATTCACATGCTGTTTATAGCCATGATGTAGGATGTGAGGTTCAAGAAGCTGTGTCTGATGAAGAATCAACGGACGAATACAAGGAGATGGAGATCCCACGGCTCATTGAAGAAGCACTTCTTGTTGATGAGAGAATCGAAAGTGTGCAAGATTTCGAGATTACGAAAGAAGGTGCAACTTTTAAAGTGGTCTTTGATGTTGTGACAGATGAAGGGACCTTGGAGATTGAGGAGGTGATCGGAGATGTTTGAGGAACAATCGTATGAAGCCATCATGGAACGCATGTTGGAACGTATACCCGATGATATTGATAAACGTGAAAACAGCGTGATATGGAATGCGTTGGCTCCTGCAGCTGCGGAACTTGCTCAATCTTATATATGGCTAGACCAGGTATTCGATCTTGTCTTTGCGGATACAGCGCAGGGGGAATTTTTAGATAGACGAGCTGCCGAAGTGGGGATCACTCGTAAAGCGGCCACAAGTGCTGTATGGTCCGTTGAAGTCTCACCTGAAGGTATCAGAATACCAACGGAATCAAGGTTTTATATCGACAATCTGTACTTCCAGTATCAGTCTGACGGCACGCTGAAGTGTGAGACGACTGGTGCTGTAGGTAATGGGAATTTTGCAGAACTGCCGCTCCTATCGCTCGATAACATACTAGGTTTAGAATCGGTCATTTTCGAGGAGCTGAAAATACCTGGTCAAGAAGAAGAAGACGATGAAGCACTGTATGAGCGGTACTTGATGAGGGCAAGGCGGGAGGCTGTCAGTGCCAACAAAGCCCATTATAAAAAGTGGGCTGAAGAAGTTGAAGGAGTTGGCAGGGCAAAGGTTTTTCCTCTTTGGAACGGAGAAGGTACGGTCAAAATTGTCATCACAGATGGAAATTTTGATGTTGCGACGGATCTGCTTGTCAATAAGGTGCAGGAGTACATTGATCCGGTTCCAGGAGAAGGTGAAGGTCAAGCACCAATCGGGGCTACTGCCACTGTTGAAAGCGCCAAGTGGAAAGATGTTGAGGTGTCCGTATCGGTGGAGCTTAAAATGGATTACTCCATTGAGGATGCACAAGAGGAGATTGAAGAGAAGGTCAAAGCGCTTCTAAAATCACTTGCCTTTGAAGAAAATGTGATCAGAATGTCAGCGATCAATGACATTTTGTATCATGCGGATAGTGTCTCTGATTATGCGGATGTGTTGATCAACGGTGAAGCCAAAAACTTGCCGCTTCAGGACATTGAAATTCCGCGTCTAGGGCAGGTGAACGTCATTGAGCAAGCTTGATGAAATGAAGGCTTACCTTCCTGCTTATCTCACGGAGATCACAGATTTTGATGAGCTCATGAAATCCGAAGCTCCTGAGATGGAAAGGCTAGACGATTCTATTTTTGATATGACTGATCAACTGTTTCCGCTCACTGCCACATGGGGGCTTAATCGATGGGAAAGAATGCTGAAGGTGCAGCGTGAATCAGGTGATTCTATTGAGTTGCGAAGGGCACGTATTTTGAATCTCATGTCTAACATTCCACCGATCACTTATGCTTCTTTAGAGAGGGCAGTCAACCGCTTCCTGAAGAATCCTAGCGCGGTGGTTCGTCTAACGTCAGGCCGCTATCACTTCTCCCTTCGTGTTAATTTGGATGACCTGCAGAACACCAGATACATTGTGGAGACGCTTGAAAACTTAAAGCCTGCACACCTGGCTTATAAATTCACAAGCGTTCATCATACTGATGTTCATGAAATCAAAGATTATCGTAACCGGCTCACACTGCTTAGCAGAGTGGGCTTTTTTGATCACATTCCTATCTTACTCAATGGTGAATTTTTATTAAATGGAACTTTTTATTTAAGCGGATCGCGCAATTCAACAGATATTCCAGTACGCTTCAGACAATCTTTAAAGATGGCCATGAAGCTCAAAAAAGAAGTGAAAGTTCTTGGACGTACAAGATATGTCATGGTTGGAGCCAAACACGAAACGAATCAACAAGCGGCTCTTACACTTCGATCAAGTTTCAAAAGTGTACTGAAAGAAAAAAAGAAAATGACATTCCGCATGGCTGCTCATGTATCAAATGATCAGAGCGGAAGTATAATCATTAAGCAGAAATATTGGACGCTTGATGGATCGGTACCGCTAGACGGTTCAAAATATCTAGCTGCTACGTCCAAACAAATAGATTTATAAAGGAGGATCATAATGGCTGATCAATTAACCGTTACAACGCTTTATGCTCGCCAACAAATGGCGAAGGCTAGAGCAGAAGGAACGAAGCTCACAAAAGTGGTTAAGATGGCTTTTGGGAATGGTGGGACGAAGGATGGGAAACCGATCTCACTAGACGGGACTGAACAAGAACTCAAAAAGGAACTTGTTCAAAAAGAGATTGATTCGTTTACATTCATGGAACCAGCAAAAATTCGGTACACGTGCACCATCGCTGAAGGGGAGCTTACTGGGGAAGTCATCAACGAACTAGCACTTGTCGACGAAGCAGGCAAATTCACCGCCGTCCGCACCATGACAGACAAGCAAAAAGATGGTGACATTGAATTCATCTTTGAGATTGATGACATCTATTAAGAAAGGAGCGATCATTGATGGACATTAAATCTCCTAAAGTGTTTGAAACAAGTGATAAAGCTCATGCGGATTTGTTCAATGACATGGTGAAGGTATTACTTGAAAATGACTCTGGACTGTTAGATCAGATCATTGAACATATTGGCGATACGCAGCCACATGCATCTGTAGCAGAGAAGAAGAAATGGAATGAATCGCAGATATACAAAATTACCGCTGATGACGGCAAATACTTGATCTCTGTTCCAGCTGACAAAAATATTTTTGATGCGATCAAGGACAAGGGAACCTGTACTTTTATCGCTTCTCCAGGTGTAGAAGATTCCCCTGCGCCTAATAACGCCTATTTAAGAGGGATACAAACGGTGGGACAAAACAACATCGGAACCGGATTTGCGGTAGACACGTCAGGCAATGCATATTACTTCTACTATAATTCTACCCATATATCTATCACGTGGACTCAGATTCCGACAGCAGATGAAAAAGATAAATGGAACAACGGGCAGTTATATAGGCTTACTCCAAACGATGGAAGAGTTGCAAGAGTTCCAAATGGTACTGATATATTCACTTTACCAACTGGGCCATATATGGGAGCTCAACTCCTTAATGCTCCAGTAGAAAATGATACAAGCTTTTATTACGTTGATGTTTTTGAAACAGCCTATGAACAAAATGAAGTAGTGTATAAACGTATCGTAGCAACTAGGTCATTTGATAACATCACTTGGATCGGTACGTTCCATGCTCAAGGTTTCAAAGGATGGGAGAGGATTACAACCAGTGGAGATGCAAAACTCGACTGGAAGTTTCCGACGATCAGGAATGGGTGGAAAACTTATAAATCTGAGGTCAATAATGATTATCGGGTAAGAGTTGCAAAAGATGCATTAGGTATTGTGCATGTCACAGGGGCTATAACAGGCGGCACATTGGGGGAAGTCCCAGCGTTTACATTACCAGAAGGATGTGAGCCACCTTTTCCTCTCTATAATGTCGGCTTAGCTTCAAGCACCGGTGGTTTTAAGGGGCCACAGTTTAGTAGGCAGTATATCGCTACAGATGGTCGATTTTGTATACAAGATACCACAAGTAATAAAGACTTCATCGTGGTGAATTGCATGTTTAAAGCAAAGGAGTGATTTTATGAAGCCAATATACGCCTATGATGAAAATTTTAAGTATATACCTGGTGGAGATAGGGAAATACCCGATGATGCTGGAATTCCAGAGGGTTTTACTGATCAGCAGCCGCAAGAAGGCTTGTATATAGCAAAATACAATCCTAAAAGCAAGACATGGAGCGAGTCGGCAACCCAGGAATACATTGATAGCTTACAAATAGAGCAACCGCCGTATGATATAGATTTGTTAAAACAGCAAAATGCGGTGTTAACTAAACAATTGAGTCAGCTTTCAAAGGAAGCAGCTGCAGCTAAATTGCGTGAGGCACAAATGGCAAAACAATTGGCTCAACTCATGACTGAGATTCAGGAGTTGAAGGGTGGTGAAAAATCTTGATATATCCAACAGTTGCGGATATAAAGCAGTTTTGGGATTGGAAGTGTTATGGCCCTGAAGACATTGCATTTTATGTAAACATTGGCTGGATCTCGGAAGATGATTATCAAGACATAACGGGAGAACAGTACGAAGCCTAAAAGGGCTTTTTATTTTGCCTTCTTTAAGGGGGTGGACAAAGTGAGGTAGGTGAGTATGGTGGAAATGGATTTGGCGCAATATTTGATGACACAAGGACCCTTTGCGGTTCTTTTTTGTTGGGTGCTGTTTTACGTATTAAACACAACAAAGGAACGAGAAAACAAGCTCAATGAACAAATCGAAGCGCAAAATGATGTGTTAGCAAAGTTTAGTGAGAAGTATGACGTTGTCATTGATAAGCTCGATAAAATTGAACGGAATTTAAAATAGGAGGAAACATTTATGAAAAACATCGACAAAGGCACTGTGATCCGCACAATGCTTCTATTTATGGCATTAATCAACCAAGCATTAATTCTATTTGGCAAGCCAATCTTGCCGATCAGCGAGGACCAAGTCACTTCGTTGGCTGAAACATTGTACCTTGCCTTCTCAATGATCTTTACTTTAGTGACAACCCTTGTCGCATGGTTTAAAAACAACTATGTCACATCGAAAGGGCAGCAGCAGAAAGAAGTCCTAAAACAAAAAGGATTAACGAAGTAAGGAGCTGCCATGAGGTGGCTCTTTTAATATTAAATAGACCAAAAAGGAGACGATGAACGTGGTAAAAATCATTAAAGATTATATTCCGAAAAGCAACAAGAACCGTCCTGGTAACTACATGAAACCTTTATATATTACGGTCCATAACACAGCAAATACAGCCAAAGGCGCAAACGCAGCGAGTCACGCTAGTTTTGTGAAACGTTCAAGCACGGCGGTGAGCTGGCACTACACTGTGGACGAAAATGTCATCTATCAGCACTTACCACTAAACGAAAACGGGTGGCACGCAGGAGACGGCAGAGGCAATGGCAATATGAAATCAATCGGAATTGAAATTTGTGAAAATGCAGACGGCAACTTTGAGCAAGCAGTTGAAAATGCTCAATGGCTCATTCGGAAGCTGATGACAGAGCAAGGTATTCCGCTGGCCAACGTCGTGCCACATAAGAGATGGAGCGGCAAAAATTGTCCTCGCAAGCTGCTTAATCGCTGGGACAGCTTCAAGGCGGGTATTGCAACCGCTCATACAGGGAAAAAGGCAACAGCAAAGCCGCCGAAAGCGACACCTGTCAAAAATACGTCATCTAAGCCAGAGAATAGCACTTCTAAAAAGTCATCTAACTTACCTTCTGGCATCATTAAAGTGACCAAGCCTTTGACAAAGGGCGCTGGAGTAAAAGCATTGCAGGAGGCCATGGCTGCTGTGTATTATTACCCGGACAAAGGCGCAAAAAATAACGGTATTGACGGATACTATGGTCCAAAGACAGCGAATGCGGTCAAGCGATTCCAGCTCATGCACGGTCTTGCTGCTGACGGCATCTATGGTCCAAAGACAAAAGCAGCTCTTCAAAAAGCATTGAAAAAATGAATGAAGCAAATCCCCTGTCCTTTGTAGGATGGGGGATTTTTTTGTTTATTAATTAGTAACATTGAACAAGCACACTTTCTAATAAATTGTTAAATATCTAAAGCATTTGCAACAATAAAAAACATACATATTCCTATATATATTCCCGATCTTTATTGTTAAAATAAGGGTTAACATGATTGAGGAAGGGGTTAAAAAATGATCTTTATAATACGTTTAATCAGCCTTATGATTATAACGGTATTCGCTATCTACTTCATAAATTTGTACATACCACAATTATTGATACCAGTATATATTTTATCAATAGGAGCTTTAATATTCTTATTGTTTTATACGCTTTATAATTTTGTAAAAAAAGGGAGGGAAAGATAATATCTTGTAGAAGTCTGTAGAAAGCGAGGTAATAAATTGGAGGAATATTAGA